TCGGAAATTCTACGAATAACTTCCTTCTTGACCTTGACAGCAGCGCTTCCTACACAGAGATTCAGTCATATAACGCCCCGTTGTATCTCAACAGACAAGGCAATAACACTATCCTAAATAGTGGCGGAGGGTCAGTAGGGATTGGCACTACTGCACCAGCACATAAACTAGCAGTAAGCACGGGAGTTGATACAGATGCAGGCGAAATTACAATCGGCTTGGGTTCTGTAACCGCTGGAGCGACCAGGCAAGCGACTATTACAAAAAACACTACAAGCCCGTGGTCATTGACCTTTGCCGCATCAAATGGCGGCACTCCTGTTGACACAATCTTTAAGCGTGATGGTACCAATGAATCGGCGCGTATAGATGGCAATGGCAGATTGTTAGTTGGCACGTCTACGGCCGTTGCTGTTGGTGGCGAATCTAACCCTAAACTCCAGCTTGTAGATGCAGGCGCAACTTCAGCATCTTGGTTTAATCTTGCACGATTTTCAGACAGTGTTGGCTCCTCCGCAATTCAATTTGCCAAATCACGCGGCTCGACTGTTGGCGATTACACAATAGTTCAAAATGGTGACACTCTTGGAGTAATCAACTTTGCTGGATCAGATGGCACAGATCTAGGGAGCTATGGCGCTCAAATTAAAGCCGAAGTAGACGGCACCCCCGGCTCTAACGACATGCCCGGGCGCCTAGTGTTCTCCACTACTGCCGACGGAGCGAGCAGCCCGACGGAGCGGATGAGGATCAGTGCAGATGGCACCACCTCGCTCCTGGGCGATCTCGACATAGACGGCAGTTACCGCAGCAACATCGTTGCGGTGGCGGCACTAGACATTGATTGCAGCGCTGGCAATTACTTCACCAAGACTATCAGCTCTAATAGCACTTTCACCTTCTCCAATGCTACTTCTAGTCGTGCTATCTCCTTCACTCTGGAGCTAACCCACACCAGTGGTACGGTTACCTGGCCAGCCTCGGTAAAATGGCCAAGTGATACCGCGCCAACTTTAACAACAGGGAAAACACATCTGTTTATGTTCGTCACTGATGACGGCGGTACGCGCTGGCGTGGTGCTGCTCTTGTCGATTACGTCAACTGATCATGGATCCTCTTACTCGATCTTTACTGATGACCGCAGGTAGCGGAACTTCTGACGTGCAAGTAGGAACTGTGCTGTGGCAAGGCACTAACGACACTTCGGTTACATTAACGCCTGGATCAGACACTTATTCAGTCAGCGGTACCACGAGCGGCGGCCAGACCTATGGAGACACCGTGCCATCCGTTACGACGACGGGCTGGTATTTAGACGTTGAGCTTTTGCAGGGTTACAGTTCGTATGTTGGTTGGCTTGGCGTTTGCAACACAACAACATCTTTCAACGCCAACACATCACCGCAGCCATTTACAGGGTGGTACTGGAATGGCCCCATTTGGTATCCAGGTGGCACAGACAGCACTAACTCTTCTGCTTTGACTGCTGATACATACCGCATTGCCATGCGAAGTGAATCAGGAACGCCCAAAATCTACTTCCGCAAACTTGGCGCCGCTATTCGCGGTCCCATTGATGTCCCTACTGGTACGCTGCGCCTCATGATGCTTGGTCAAAGTGGTTTTACCCTTCCCGAAGTGACTATTCTCAACTCAGGTGCCGTCTACGAGGGCGGTGGAGGACTTTTCTGATGTTCATCAACACCACCACACTGGAATACCCGGTCAGTTTTCAACAAATCCGACAAGCCAATCCCGGCGTGTCATTTTCAGCCCCACCCGTAGACGAAGACGTACGCCCCTATGGCTACGCCCTCGTGCAGCAGACAGAAGCGCCGACACCGAGCGCCACTGAAACGCTTGTGGAGGCTACTCCTATTGAAATCAACGAAGCATGGGTCCAGCAATGGATCCTGCGTGCCGCTACAGACGAAGAGTTATTGCTGCGCTGCAACTATCAAGTTTTTTGGAATGGTCTGTTGATCTCTACTGCATATCAAAAAATACGCAGTCAATCGTGTTTGGACCTTTCCTTAAACGTGGCCTGCACAGAGTTTATGGCAGCCATGAGCGACGCAAAAGCTGGTCGCGCCAATAAAAATGCACTGCAAACTTGCATCAATTTTGTTGTTGCCGGTGCAACGCTCGATGAAGCTGATTTACAAGAGCTGCAACAGCTTCTTGTAGATGCTGACATGAGTAATGTCTACAATCTGTGATCTAAATCCTAGGGTGATCTCTAATGGCCGTAAAAAGTAAGACCACACTGGCACTGGCAATATGCAAATTGCAGGATTGCCTTTTGCTTCTGCCGCATCTGAAAACGGTCGAGCTTGCACGCTACTCGCTAGTCACCCAGGCGGGCAACCGGCCATACCCAACAGGTTGCAAACCCTCTATTCTTCTGAAGCACACGGTTTAATCATGGCTACCACCTTCACCTGGGGCATCAACACGCTTGAGCGCGAAACCGACGATGGCTTCGTGTTCACTGCTCACTACACCGTGAACGCCAACGACGGCACCTATTCTTCTGGTGCTTATGGCTCCATCGGTTTTGAGCGCCCCGACAACCCGATCCCTTACGCCGATCTGACTGAAGATTTGGTGATTGGCTGGGTCAAGGAAGCCCTTGGCGGCGACGAAAAAGTCACCGAAATTTTGGACGCGCTCCAAAATCAAATCGACGAGCAACGTGCGCCCACCAAAGCTAACGGCGTGCCCTGGTAATGGCTGTCAGAAGCAAAACGGCACTGGGGCGGGTTGAACACCGCCCTGGCAAGCCCAAGAAGACTCGTCAAGGTGCGGGTAAAAATTCAAAGGCAAGCCATGGTCGCAAAAAATATCGCGGCCAAGGTCGGTGATGCATAACCGTCTGTCGCTGCTCGGTGGTGCGCTTGCACTGCTAACCACTGTTGTGGCGACGACGGTCACCATCGACTCGCGCTACGCCAAATCAGCCGAAGTTAAACAGCAGTTTTGCCAAGCCCGCAAGCAACAACTGCGGGACCGCATTTTTGAGCTGGATCTAAAGAATCCCAAAACACCAAACGACAGAGCGTTGCGAGAATATCTGCAACAGCAACTTCGTGATGGATGCTGAAACTTTAGAAAACTGGCGCAAGATCAAGGCAGCACTAGAAGCAGCTGGCAAAACTGACTGCGATTACTACGTCCGAGCCGTTGCGATCCTGCGTGGCAAACCTGATCCATGGAAACCGCCTAGTTAAAATGACCTTGTTGAATCGCAGCCGTGGACCCCTTCCTGACACCACTGGTTACGGCAGCGATCATCGCTGGTGTTAGCGCGTTATGGCGGATCGACAAACGTGCCAGCGTCATGGATGCAAGGATGGCTCTAATCCTGGAACAGATCACGGCGTTACGCAGCGACCATAAGGAACGTCTTGACGATCACGAAATCAGGCTTAGGACACTGGAACAACGCCTGAAATAGAACTAGGCTTAGCAAAGTTCCAAAGACACCATGGATCCCACCACGATCGCAGTCATCGCAATCCTTGCCGCGGCTGGCTCTGAAATCATCACGCTGCTGCCTATGCGTGAGAACAGCTGGATTCAGCTGCTAATTAAAGTGCTCAACGCGATTGCCCAAAAAAAGTAGGCGGTACAACGTGGCTCTTGCGCTTTGGCGACAAGGACTGGCGGCATCAGCTCAACAAGGCTGCGCGTGACTGGAAGTTTCAAGCCACATTGAAACCACGCATTGACCGAGCTGTTGAGGAGTGGCATGACACCCAACCGCCAGTCATTCCTTCGCCAATCGTTGATTTAGACAATCTCCACATCAGGGCACCCTGGGCAGATGACGAAGGCACCCGTTCGCCTGACTGACCTTTTCAAGTATTTCAAGAATCTGCCGCACCAGCAGGCTGCCTTGCATTTATTGGAAGAAGCGATCTTTAACGCGGACAATTCCTTAATGGGTCGTGACCAGGAATGGTTCAAGGTGTGGAGCCAAGCTGGTAAACAACCGGAAAACGACCTACAGCCTGCTTTCGACATCATCAGGAAATGGGAAGGTTGCAGGCTTGAGGGCTACTTGTGTGCCGCCAACATCCCGACCATTGGGTACGGGCATACAGGCGCTGGCGTGTCCGTTGGACTGAAGATTACGCAGGCTGACGCTGACGCGCTGTTGAAGTCTGATATTGAGCGCTTTGCCAAGGCTGTTGATCATCAGATCACGGTGCCGCTCAATAACAATCAGCGTTGCGCCCTGATCAGTTTTGCCTTCAATGTTGGCACTGGGGCGCTGCTTGATAGCACGCTGCGGGGACGCCTGAACAACGGTGAGAACCCGCAAAAGGTGGCGATGGAAGAGCTACCTAAGTGGAACAAAGGCGGCGGAAGAGTGCTTGAGTCCTTGGTGCGTCGTCGGCGTGACGAGCTGGATTTATTTCTGGCTGGCACTAAGCCACTGACGGATGACACGAGGCTGACGCCTGACAAGCCGTATTACTTCAAGGTGACGCCGAATATCACCTACGGCGAGCTTTGCAATGACGAGGAGGAACGGCGGTTCCTGCATCAGTATCAGTGTGATGTGATGTCAGAGGTGATCTGCCC